CTGTGTGCTTACATGCTGAAATATTGAGGCTAAGTGCACGGTGCAAGGCTCGTGATGTTGACTGTAGGTATGTTTTTTTTTTCAAGCAGAAGACGGCATACGAGATCGTGATGTGACTGGAGTTCAGACGTGTGCTCTTCCGATCTATAAATTGATCTTCATAAGCAAGCTCTTTCTCGTTCTCCATGTTACCTTCAATGCCTGACTTGATGCACTCAAGCATTGCAGGGGTTTGAATAAATGCAGAACAGTTACCACAACGCATCTCTTTAACGGCATCCGTAGGAGCGTTGTACATCTTTGCTTTCTTCAGCCAGAACACTTCGTTAGGCAATGAAGGATCAGGAGGACCATAGCCAAACTCTTTGAAAGCATTGTTACGGTTCTTAAGGTTAACTTTAATGTCCTGCGTAGCTATAGGGCATACCTTACCGTTAAGGAGTCCTTCTTTCATGGTGATACCTTATGTGTCAATGCTGCGTAAACGGCCCCAAAGAAGGCTCCAACGATAAGAATAGGCTTCACAGCCTTAGCAAGCCACTCCAACACCGTAAATGCACCAGAGGCAGCATTAAAGGCTGTAACCATAGCTTTGGTGTTGGAATCAATCTTGTCCACCTTCTGTTCCACTTGAACTAGGCGATCATAGATTTCTTTGTGGCTTACATCTTCCATGTTTTATTCTTGTGGAGGTTCTTGTTGAGGTAGTTGAGCCTCTGCTTGTTCTTTAATCTTTACCGCCAGGGGGTATGCACCAGTGTGCGTAGGAAGATTACCGAGAAGACTCAACAGGTGATGGATTTCAGAGAGTTCAAAAGAAAGGTTAATCATGGAAGCTCCTTAAGTTAAAACACGGAGCATACCACAATTTACCAAGGAAGTCCAGTAGCGGTTACTGGATTCTTTTGAAGCTCAATCTTTGCAGCAATAGCGGCTTCGGTAGCGGCTTTGTCAACAGATTCCCAAATCCAGCCCAACACAGTGGCTTCAGTGAGGCTATCGTAAGCAACAGTCGGCTCACCAGTCCATGAGGCAGTGGAGTAAACAGAATCAGAAAACTCTCCGTCAGTGCCTACGCATTGCCAGTGAGCGGTGGTTACAAAACCATTGGATAGGTTACGTTCCATCGGGTTGACGGTCCATTTATAAGAGATTGTCATGATGTTTCCTTTTTAAGCTATGCCTGCGTCTGCAAGGCGTTTACGGAGAGATTGAAGTTCTGCAACAATATCAGCAATTACTTCAGAGCTGCTTGCTTGCATGGATTGGTAAACAGGGTTATTATTGGCATCCACGGCGTCTTTTGTTCCTGTTACACTACCTGCATAAACCTCTTGAAACTGATGCGCCAAAAAGCCGCGAGTGCGAGAGCCATCAACATTCCATGTGTACTCAACAGGTTTCAATGAGTCAATTCGTTGGCCTGCATTTGCCACAGGACCAATAACGGTTTTAAGTCGGTAGTCAGAAGTTGTGTTGTAAGTAACAGCACTTGTAGTAGTAACGCGAGTAATAGAACCACAGACGTTTCCACTGTTGTCAATAAAGAAAGCGTACCCTGCTCCAGATGTGTTGTTTACAAGTTTTGCAACAATACCATTTGAAACTCCAGCATCAAACAATAATCCAAATTTTGCTGAGTTGAAAACGCTAGTTGCCCCCACCAGTAAGTTACCAGAGGAGTCTATACGGGCACGTTCTGTTCCGCTGGTTCCAAAACGCATATAAACAGCATCACCTGTAAACAGATCAACTCCAGAACTGTTTGCAAGTAGATAAGCAGAATTGCCTGCGCCAGAGGTACGGAAACGAATACCGCCGCCATTGGTGTTTGCAATATCAATAGTTGCAATAGAAGAACCCAAACCAACAGGACTCGTAGTACCAATACCTAGATCACCATCAGCATCTAGTGTCATTGCTTGTGTCCACGAGATAGTGGAACCCGCTGTGCTTGATCCTGTTATGTACCAAGCGTGTTGTGAAGAGGCTTCATAAAGCGTTGCACCAGCGGCTGCTTTTCGTTTCCAAGAACCATCATCGTAAGCATTACCAGACAAACCAACCATGTTTGTGCCTGAGTAAACTGCTCCATTGCTTTTAACGTCTAAAGCAACACGACCATTACCCCAAGCACTAGGAGTTACTCCTAATCCAAGGTTGCCGGAGGAGTCGATACGCATGCGCTCGTTCAGCCCGGTGATAAACACCATATCTCCGCCTGTTGCACGAAGTCTGGTGTAGCCATCTGTTGTGCCAGATGCCGTCAAATATACATCTGTATTTGTTTGGTTTGTTGCAAACCGCCCAACCACCGATGCTGTTGAAACAACATCCAGCTTTGCCCCAGGAGAACCTGTACCAATACCAAGGTTGCCGGAGGCGTCGAGTGTAAGTCGATCTGCCCCAGCAGTTTCATCATAAATAGCAAAACTGCCTGTAGGTGCTCCGCCACCACCAGTTGACCCGTTACTTAAAATCTGAAATGTTCTAGCTTGTGGGTTCTCAAGTTTGATAGAGACTTGATTTGTAGCACCTTTGACATGCAGCCGTGTCCCAGGAGAACTTGTACCAATACCAAGCCCTGTGCTGGTGAGGCGCATTTGCTCGGCGTTGTTATACGTGAAAATTGTTGGTATTGCCGTTCCTGTTCCAAAATAATTGCCACTAGAATCAAGCGACATATATCCAAATGCAGAGCCGCTTTGTACTCGAACCTCACTTGTACCGGAAGTTTTATTTAAATGTAATTGAACTGCTGGTGAGGCTGTTCCAACACCAAGACTCGTACCATCAAAGACCAGCGCAGAACCAGACGTAGCTACTTTAGAGCCGTTAAGGTAGAGAACTCCGTTAGCAGTACCGCCGGATACAGGAGCACTCTGTAGCTCCGTTAGAGTAATCTTCTTGTTAGTACCTGTAGCAGCCATTGTGGTGTCAGACACATCCACAATAGTCAACAAGTCACCAGAGGCTGTATTAGCCCCTGTAAGGGCTGTTAAACCCGAAATCTTAGTATCAGCCATTTATTAGCCCTCTAGGAGAATTAGTGAACCATCTTCAAGCAGGAAGTCATCCCCACTCTCAAGCAACATATTAGTAACACCGCCAGCTTGGTAATCATACAATGGAATATAATCAATCCAAGGTGTACCAGAAGTAACCTGATATACTTGCACGTAATCAACACCAGCAACCTTACCGCTAGTGCTCATCAGCAACTGAGCATTGATTGCTCCGTCATAATCAAAAGTATTTTGCTTAGCAGCAGCAGTAGACTGAGTGATCGTTACAGGAATGTAATCAACCCAGGATTGCAAGCCCGTCACGCTTGTGATCTCATACGCCACCATTGCAGTAGCGCCATTAGGTAACGTAATGTATACTGACGGGTAAGTAAACATTATTCAGCTTCTTTCTTAGCCTTAAGAGCCTTCTTAGGAGCCTCTTCAGCTTGAACTTCAGGAACCAACTCCCACTCAGGATTATCCATAAAGCTCTTAATGTCACCTTCTCCAATCACCGTTGCATAACGGTTTGGATCATCATTGTGAATCATCTTAAACGTAGCCATTGTGTTTCCTTTCTGAAAAGCCCCGTAGGGCTCTTTAAAAAGGACTCCATCCTTTTGAGATGGAGCCTTAGGGGTGCAAGCTTAAGTCTTTATAGTTATTAAGCCAGAACGATCAGCGGCACGCAGTTCTTGTCGCGCAGCTCAGACACGCCATACAGCGTATCAGCGGTCAGCAGGTTAGCAAGGAATTCTTGCTTGTACTGCGTCTGAGTACGAACACCCAGTTGCTCAACCAACACAGCGAAGTCACGCTGGAACAACAGAGCCACCTTGTCGGGGGTCGAAGCAGCAGTCGTATCGCAGTTGGTGGACACATAGACTTTCACGCCATAGATGTCACCGAACTCACCATTCACCAAGGTGTTACCGTTGCCACGATAAGCCTGCTCGGTGAAGCGGTTGATACCCAACATGCTGTTACGAGCAACAGGAGGAACAACCAAAGAACGACCGTCCATCGGAACATCGTTGTCATCCAACACTTGAATAGCCTTACGGATACCAGCGTCAGCGATAGCAGCAGCGTTAGACGAACCGTAGGTGTAAGCAGCGCCAGTGGAGCCGATCAAACCGCCAGCGTATTGCTGGTTGCCAGCCGTACCGCCGTTAGCACCACGACCCAACTGGATCAGGCTGGTGTCAACTTGCTTAGCCAAGGCGTAGCCAGCATCTTCCGTGTAGAAACCGCGCAGGCTTGCCAGAGCTTGAGCTTCCACGATGTCCTCGATCAAACGCGAGTATTCGTA